TTTTACTAATAGTGTTCTCTGTGCTACCAGAACCAGGTTCAATAACCGCTGCCGCACGCTTTTCATCCACAATCGCAGAATTTTCGTTCTCTTTGCTAACCGCCGCACTTTTCTGATCATAAGTCATATGTGCATAAGCAGCATCAAGATTTCCAATATTGTGTTTCAAAGCATGAGAATAAAGAGCACTCTCATCAATATCTGTTTGATACTTATCTTTCAGCCCATTCATTTCTTTCTGCAAATTTGTCTGTCTTAAAGCACGATCTTGTTCTTCAATGGAAGACTCAATTCGTCGCAAGCGCACTTCATCTGGGTCCAAATCTTCTAACTCTTCTGGAGAACTAGAAGATTGATTGTCCATACCAATTCCAAAAGCGTCAGCCAAAGCTGACACGGCACTTTTAGGATCAGATTCTAATGCTTGGACGATTGCCTCTCCTTGAGACAACCTTTCGCGTTCTGCCGCCAACTCTTGCGTCTTACGAGTGTAATCAGCTTGACGTTGATAGCCATTTCGCAATTCATCAACAGAAACCTGCATTTCTTCACCATCAACTTTGACAGTGTACATTTCTCCGCTTTCAGTATTACTAGAAACGTTAGGGGTGCTGGTATCCAGTCCCATCATTTCATCATTCATTTGGAATCCTTTCGGGTATTCCTACTTGACACTAAAAAGTGTCCCGATTTATAAGTTGGGTAACTCTACCCCCATTTGATTCTGTAGTTGTGCAACCAATTCTGGTGGCACACCTCCAGTTGCTTCAAAAACTTGTTCTGGAATTGGGCCAGGACCCATACCACCAGTCATAGCAGGAGGAGCCATTCCCCCTTCTGGCGGCATAGCTTCCTCAGGAGGCATTTCTCCTCCAGGAGGCATCATTGGTTGTTGCTGCATAATGTAACGATCAGCATCTTGAATACCAAAACCATTAGATAAAACATGTTTAGCTAATTCCACAGGATCAACAACAGTACCAACAAGTGGTGCCATAGCGTTCATTAACGATATGGCTTGTTGTCGTCTAGCAGTTTCGTTATAAGGTTGAGTAGATCCACCTTCAACAGAAAAATCGTATTCGCCAGCTATATCATCTCTTGTGTATGCGACATAAAACTTTCGATCATCTTTACCCGTTATACGAACCATTTGAGCATCAGTCATAAACTGTTGCATTAACTGCATAACCATACGAGCAACTTCAGAAATAGAAATTTCTACAACAGCAAGCTTGTCAGCAGCGCGAGCATTACCAGCATCAACAATAATACTAGCTTCAGTAGCAGTACGCCTAGTCTCAGGCATCTGACCACGAGCATATTCTGAAACACCACTAACAGTATTGATATCTCCTTCAATAATGTTTGAATGATTGTACATTTCAGGAGCTAAAGGTGTCTGAGCTAAAGGAATAACCACACCATTCAAATCACGATTTTCATCAATGACAGGAACAAACCGTCCATCTTCATCAGATTCTAAAGCTTCACGACCTTCAGGACCAAAAGAACGCTCATGGTAAAGATATTTACGTGCATAACGTTTCCTATGGTTAACCATTTGAGAACGAGTTTTGTTTAACTCTTCCTGCAAAGACTCAATAGACTCTAAATCGCCCATGGGATAAAACATGTCAGGCACGTCATAATTTCTCATCATTACAAAAGGATGACCAGAATAATATGGCATGGGTTGTGGATCTAAAAGAAAATCATCACCTGTAGCGGCGCATACAGACACTGTGCCATTAACAAGATCATAATATTCGTAAAGAGTTACACGATTCCCAGGGTTAGCGTATTCTTCTCGTTCATTGTCGTTTTCCCAACGGTAACGAACTCCAGAATCAGCTTCTAAATTTATACGAACAGATCGTTTATATCGTTTGTCTTTTTTAACTTCGTTTAAAGGACGAACGATACGTTGAGCAATCCAACGTGCGTCATCTAAGTTTGTAGCTTCTGGATCAACAAACATGTCAAACGGAGAAACCCGTTCAACAAATACTTGATCTTCTACTACTTCCATCTTTTTTCTAGGTAACGCATCTAAAACATCTTGATCAGATGGTAAATCGTTTATCATTTCTGGGTTGTCGTAAGAAAACTGTTCTACTTCTAGACTTGCTTCATCATATTCTAAAGCAAATTCTTCAGGAGTTAAATCACGTTCTTGTTCAACAAAACGCCAACCAACTTTCATCCAGCTATGACCAATAATTAAAAAGTCTTTAACTGCACGTCTAAATGGTTTCCGATAATCGTGATGTCGCCACAAATAGTTAACTACTGCTTCAACAAAGACGGCTCGATCTTCGTCACCTTCTTGGTTTGCACTAACAGTAATTTTAGGGTGGTTAACAGCCACAGATGGGGCCATCACATTAATAGTTGAAAACGCTAAATTGACAGAAATGCGGTCTTGGCTAATGTTACCTCCGTAGCCACCGCCTAAATGAGTGTCATTAAAATAAGTTTTTCCACGGTATAAATCAATCATTCGATGCCATTTAGCATCAAAACCTTCTTCGCTTCGCCATCGCCAAGCTAAGTTAAGGTGTTCTTTAGTTTGAGCAAACTGTTCTGATTTAGAAAACCGTGCCATGTTTATACCCAACGCCTGCCTACATATTGAGGCTCATGCCCTGCGGCTTTTGCCTCGGAAATAACTTTGTTTTCTCGTTCTTTTAAACTCATGTGCTGTTCGTCAACAGGCAATCTTGCACGATGCAAAGGACCTGTAGACCCAAGAGTCATAACAACACCGTTAACTTTACAGTGCCATTCCCATAGATCGTCTAACTCATCGTCAGGAAGAGGCCCTCTCTTCCCGACGATGTAAGCACAATATTCATCTTTTGTAGCATCTTTAGGTATCAAGTGCTGCTAACCGAGCCATCAGGCTGTTTGCTAGCAGGAGCAACAACTCCACGCACACCTTGTGGACTTGGAGGAGTATCACGCACTCTCATGCCTTCACCCATGTGACCAGGATGAACATTGTTTTTAGGACCAAAATTTGGAGCGTCTTCTTGAGCGCCACCTCGTTCTACTGGTCCATTGTAAAGTTGAGCATCGTTCAGTTTCATGGTTTCACCCATACCTGAAGCGTTGTATTTACGATTACCCATAAGGGTCTCCATTTCTAGACATGTCCTATGAACTAATTAAGCTGTCCCACGAACATTATTGGTTCCAATGCTATCTGTAAACTTAGTTGTCGAATTAGCTTGTCTCATCCACCAATCAAAGGTATATGTATCGTCAACTTTTTGCACGTATTCAGGTATAAAAGCATACTTTCTCATCTGATTAGCTAACGCCAAAGCCATAACACGGTCATCGTGAGGAGAACCAGACATACCTCCACGTTCATTACGCACATAAGTACGTAACTCAGCAAACGTATGTTTATCTTTTAAAATAAGTTCTTCATTACGCAAAGCAGCAGACAAATCGTCAATCATCAAAGGCTTAGAAGTACGAGTAGTTTTCCAACCAAATTCTTGCGATTGCTTATTAGTCTGACTATTCAACGACCGCCTACGAAAAAGATTAGGATACCCAAGTTGCCTTAACCCAACAATCGTTGTCAAACCATGGTTGTTAGACTCCACGCAACATAAAGCGTTTCCATACCAAATACCAAGATTGTATACTTCATATGCCAATTCATCAGGAGGTATGCGACCATGCCAAACAGCAACCTGTTTACAGTCTTTAGCATCGAGTACTTGAACACAAGAGTAATCTCCGTGTCCCAAACCCTCAGCCGTATCCACGCCAAGGACGTATCCGCTCCACCTTTGAGGCTTTTCCCAAACAGTTAACATCTGAACTCCAACACTCTAGGTTCAAGCTCATGCAAATAGCCTTCTTGCCCAGCTTCAATATGTATTTCCATACTTTGCAAAACATCCAAATCAAAAACAGGATTACCTGACTTAATGAACGCTTCTTCTGCCGAAGCGGGATATTCCTGGGCAAGCTGCCAAGGCAACATAGATTGTCTTTTAGATTCATACCAAGATTCATCCCTATCCTCAGAAGCACTCCAAGGAAAAAACATAGGATCAAAAAGATTATTGCCAGTAGAAGCACCAACCCAAAGATGATGAAAAAAGTTTCCTGAACCGTTAGCAGTACTTAAACCAATTATTTTACCGCCCGCATCAGCAACAGGTTCAATACTCGCCCAAGCTTCGGAAGGGTTGGGCAAAAATGCCCACTCATCCACAACCACAAGCGTGGCTGACTCGCCTCTGGCGGGGTCAGACGCTGACGGCATTGAGGTAATTTGGGAGCCGTTATCAAACGCCATTCTTTGTTGGTGCTCGACCAAGGATTTAGGTCCACGTTGTATCATCCATTCAGGCAAATGCTTATGCCCATATTTAGTTTTACGGAGAAGAAGCACAGCTTCTCTTTCCGTCCGAGATAAATCAATAATGTTTTGGTCCTCACGAAAAAACGCTAACCAAAATTGGTGGGCAGCCACCAACGTTGTCCACCCAATCTGACGGGCTTTTAACGTAAGCGAATACCTATTTGTTTCCCAACGTTCAAGAGCTTCCGATTGAGCATTACGTAAATCAAACAAAAGCCGCCCATGAGCAGGATGAGCAATATACCAGTAATTACGAAGAAAATACGTTTCATTACGAACACATTTTCTCCATTCAGCTTCCTGGCGTAATTCGCTCAAACGACTCATTCAACACCCCATATCTTTACGTACTTTTTCCCACTTAGACCACTGTTCCTCTGACCAACCCCAGTCAATAGTATTAAACAGTTGAGAACACTGAGGGCTATACCCCCAATTTTCTATAACAACAGTCTCTTTAACCTCATTATCGGCAGCACCTCCAAAAGGCCACCACATAATCAAAGGCATAACCGCCGCACCCACAGCAGCAGCAATAGCAGCAAAAGACTTAACTAACTTCTTAACAGCAGCTTCCCAAACAACAGACTTATCAGCTAGTTCCTCCAACGACATACATCCCCCTCATTGACACGACTCACAAACATCAGGGTTTTCCAACCCACACTCCAAAGGAACATCATCATCAAACGGGTTATAACGCTCACCCATCAACTCAGGAAACTCCTCAAACACTTCCATCAACGTCTGCGGCTCATCATCCATACTAAATTACCAATCTTTACAAGCCCAATAGCGAGCACTCGTTTTAGGTCCTGGACTAGAACAATTATGGCGAGCATGAAAAGACTTTTTTGCCTTCGGGTTACTACTACGATTCTTCATATTAGGATCACCAAACGCAACACGCTTAACCTTCCCATCATCCATAACAAACACTTCTTTTTGCTTACGCCCATACCCAGGAGAACCAGAAGAAATATTACGAGGCTTATTTAAAGCAACCTTCTTGCCCTTCCACTCAGCCATCTACTTCTTCTTTTTAGTATTAGTCATCTTCTTCCCAGAACGCTTAGAAGCAGCCTTAGCCGCAGCAACACCCTTTTTAGAATAAGAATAACTTTTACCGCCAACTTTTGGCATATCACTTACCACCTTTAATCAGTCTTAAACCAGCAACTTCTTCTTCCAACACAGAAGCAAGCTCCTCATCACTAAAAGAAGCAATGTCCCGCTCATCATCCACAACAACCTTACGCTTAGGCGTAAACTTTTCAATATACTGCAAATACAAAGACGCAGCCTTAACATCGCCATCAGAAGCCTGATGCCAAAGAGCATCAATGACGCTCTGAACCCTTTCAGGGTTAATGTTTAATTCTGCTGCACGACGATCCCATTCTTTAATAAAACGGTGATCACGCTTAATGCGCCTAACTGAATCTTCATGAATATCGTTATCTGCCGCCCAGTCTCGTTGCGTACGAGGGCTGCGCTCAGGGCCCAGGAGAAGCCAATCCAGCAGGCTCTGCCACAGTTGTGGCATTACCTGTTGATTGTTTTCTTCATCCCACTGCCATCCTTTTCCCCCACCGTTAGCTGGCATGTGTACGTCCTTTTTAGTTTCACATTACATCATAGCTGTCCCAAACGTTCTTCTGTCACACATTACAATTATGTTACAGTTTTGTCTTTTAGAGGAAAAACACGGGACAAAGCTAAACTATAACTAAGTACGTACTCAGTTCCATTTCTCTTCCCCCAAGAAGAGAAATGATACTCAGTACCTAACTCAGTACAAACCCCAAGTACAGCGCATACAGTTGCACCCAGTACCAGAGTTCTAAAAACTTGAACGCATTCTAAATCCATATCTATACATACAAAGGCACGAGCGGGGGTACCCCATTGGGGGGGTGGGTGCCGTTGCCATGGAAAGAATGGGTGGCAGTGGTCCGCCG